CCGTTGTGGATGCCATTGTTGCCGGTGACGTGGTGGCGTTCGGCCCAAACATCTGGTTTAGCTCACGAATACGCAACAACTTGTCAATGGCCTGCGACTCGTCGAGGCCGTAGAGCTTCATGGCAAGATCCACAGTGGATTTCAAGCCCAGCTGGATGAGCTGCTCGTCCTTCTGCAGGTCGGCAAGGAACTCGTCCGTCGAGGTCTCAGGCAGCGCGTAGTCGATGCGCCAACCGTCCACCGGCAGGGTCGTGGTGGTCGCGTAGAACAGGTTGTACATGCGCGCCATCAGCGAGAACAGCGCGGTGTCCGCGTCGCGGAACGTCGGCACGTAGGACAGGGCGACCTTGCGCGTGTAGGACCGCTTCAGCTGGATGGCCACGCCCGACTGCGGCTGGCCGCTCTGGCTGATGTCGTCGGGGTGAATGCCCACGTTGTTCAGGATGGTCGCCTGCTTCGACAGGATGGCGTCCGCCATGGTCTTAGCGTCGCAGGGCTGCAGCTGCCCGACCTTGCCCACGCCCGGGTTGCCCTCAGACTTGAAGCGCAAGATGCTGTTGGGTGCCAGCTCGATGGACTCGGGCGGATTCGAGGTGAATCCGTTCATGCTGTCCACGGCCTGCATGCCCGGCACGTCGGCGTCCATCAGCCACCACTGCGGCCACGAGTTGTTCCGCAGGCACACGCCCCACATCGTCCAGTGAATGGCGATGTCCAGCGTGCCGTTTACGAGCTCGCTGCCGAACCACGGGTCAAACGTCTGGCTGGTGTACCGAGCGCGATACAGCTGCCACGGCAGGAACGGGCCACCCTCGTCCTGCCACACGTACTCGCCCGTGTGCTCCGGGTAGGCTTGCAGGGTGCAGTCCACGCCAGCACCGTCGACCACGCAGTGGACCGGCGCCTCGGGGTCGCTGATGTCCCACACTTCCCAGCAATCGCGGTGCACGACCTTGCCGTGCTCGTCCATCGCGCGGATGGTGATGCCGCGCTTGAGCGCCGTGGGTCTGCTGGCGTCGCCGGTCGTTTTGGTCACGACCATCTCGTCGGGCGTCACGATCTCAAGCTGGAGGCCGCCGGGGGTCGGCACAAGGTGGTAGAAGCACTCGCGCAGGCCGATGACTTTCCGGTTCATCTCCTGCTCCATCGACCAGAAGTGACACCCGTTCAACAGGTCGGACCACACCTCGTGGCCGCGCTCGTCCAGCGCGTCGTTGCTCACGACCGAATGGGTGTCGTAGAGGATGGCTACCTGGTCGACGGTGTTGGCGTACAGGTTCACCGCCATGGACGGCCGGCCCATGTTGTTGACGTTGTTCAGCCCATACTGCTCCTTCATGCGGGTCAAGATCTCAAGCTCCCACGTTCCGCCGAGGATGTTGCGGCAGAGGCGCGTGTGCGCCCAGCGGGCCTTGTCGATGTCGTTGTCGGGCTGGAGCATGGTGGTCCTCAGAGCTGATAGCGCAGGGCGCTGGAGCGGTTGGTGTTCATGGCGGTGAGCGGGGCGTAGGTGACGTATCGCACGGCGTCCAGCGCGTGCTTGAGGTCCTCGTCAGCGCGCCCGCCTCGAGCGTGACGCAGGCCCTTGATGACCGCCTCACACTGCGGATGCACCTTGACCTGTCGGCGCAGGAAGCCCGCGTTCAACAGCTTCTCGCCGAGGTCGACGCTGCCCGGCCCTTTGACCGGAGTGCCAATCTTGATCCCGACCTTGGCGTGCCCGGCCTCGCGCGCGAGAGCCAGCGCCAAGATCTCGTTGATCTTGAAGCCGGCGCCGAGCTTGCCCGCGCTGTTCACGTCGCCCACCCACGTGTCCACCTGGTGAACGTCGAGGCCGTTGGCCAGCAGCATCTGGCGGATGGCCACGGCGTCTTGCGTCGGCGTGGTCGCGGCATCCGACACCGCCTCGTCCAGAATCCACACGCCCTGGCTGTTCCATGCCGCCAGCACGGCCACCTGACTGCCCGCGTGTTCGCCGTGGTCGATGCCCACGCCGATGCGGCACCCACGCGGCATGGGGTCCGCCTCGGTGATGAGGCAGGACGAGTCAAACCCGGTGAACGTGCGCTCGCTGGTGATGCCCTCCCACGCGCCGTTGATCTTCTGCTCGTAGCTGTCGGGGAAAGCCCGAGCCTCGGTCAGCCAGCGGTCGACCTGAGGCTTTGAGTACCACGGGCAGTTGTCCGCGCTGAGCGGCGCCACGTACTCGGTCCATTCGGACTCGGGGTCCTCCACGACGGCGCGCAGGTAGTCGATGGGCCGGCCGATGGGCGTCATGGTCACCCATACCCAGCCGTTTCGGGCCATCGTGCGCGTGAGGCCCTCGAGCAGGATGTCCGACGGAGGCGGCTCGTCGCACCACACGCCGTCGAGGTCGCTGCCCGCATGCGCGAGGGCGCTCTGGTCTTGCGAGCGCATCTCGCACGTCGTGCCGTTGCGCAGGCGGACCAGCTGGTGCGTCCATCCGTTCTCGAGCGTGTACCGACAGCCAGCCGCCAGCTCGGCCGGGGGGATGAACTCTCGCAGGTAACTTCCGATAACCGCGATGGACTGCTGGTAGGTGACCGCCACCGCTCGGTAGCGCCGGCCGGGATTCGCCAGCATCTCGCCCACCAGCTTCGCCGCGGCGTGCTTCGTCTTGCCCACGCGGTTTGCAGCCCGCACGAGGATGCGCCGGCTGTCGTCGCGCATGAACTTTGCCAGCACGGGGCTCGGCCGGAACAGCTCCAGCCGCCGCTCCTGCAGCGTCATGCTCACGCGCGCGAAATCAACCATCCTTGCCGACCTTCGACAACGCCTCGGCCAGCACGTCCGCGGGGATGGCACTCAACGCCTGAACGAGTTCGTCGCGCGTCTGGTACGGCTGCGCAGCCGCGGCCGTCTGGTCGGCCTTGATGTAGCCGCCCTTCTCGAGGATGCTGTTTGCCGCCATGATGCGGACCGAGCCCTTTTCGTCGGGGTTCGTGCAGACCTCGATGAGGGTCTCGGCCGCCATCTGCCCCGCTGCCCGCAATCGGTTCCAGATGGCCTCTTGGTGCGCTTCCTTCGCGGCTTTCAGCGCCGGCGGGTAGACCGTGCCGTGCGTCCAGTCGTTGTAGCAGTGGTAGCTGATGCCCACGGCCTCGCACACCTTGTTGATGCGCATGCCTTCCTCGACGATGAGGCGGATGGCCTCAAGCATGGTCGCGGTCGGTTCTGTTTCGGGGTGTCTGGCCATCGGTCTCTCTGGCCCGCACTACCACAACAGGCGGTGCAGGCATGGTATCGGTTTTGTCGGTGGCGTCAAGTCAGCAGAGGTGTGCAAGGTGTGCAAGGTCAAGAACCCGCGCCCTACCTACCTTCTACACACCTTGCATACCTTGCATACCTAAAAGAAGAAGAAGTAGTAGTAGTAGATATAGGGAGTATAGAAAGGCGTGTGCAGGTGTGCGAGGTGTGCAAAACCGTCGGAAAGTCGGCGTTGCTCCGTTCCGGCTTGCACACCTCGTCACACCTTCTCACGACTTCGACCAGCGCATGACCTGTTGGCCAGACTCCATCACCCGGCGCTTCGAGTACCCGAGGCCGGACAGAATCGAGGCCACGCGCATCGCGGCGCCCTTGCTCTGGTGAGTCGGCTCGAGCTGGAGGGCGCTTGCCATGATGTCGCGCACGGTGGCGCCGTGCTGTCCCTCACGCGCCAGCCATTCGCTGATGATGTCGCCCCAGCTGTCCGCCCGCTGGTACGTCTGCTGGCTGTCGGTCAACTCCTCGTCCTGCTCAGGCGTCAGCCACCACTGCTCCCCGGCCTTGTAGGCCTCGACGGCCTCGGCCCAGAGCTGTGCCCGGTCGCGCGCGATGCTGGCCACGTCGGGCGCTCCCACGCGCACCGGCCAGAACCGCCGCGCGCCCGTGCTGTCGTCGAGGAACTCGGCCTCGTTGGTGGTGCCGACGAACGCGACCTGCCGGTCCCACCGGACGACGTTCCGGCCGTATGGCGGCCGGTACCGGTCGCACCTTGAGGTCAGGAAGGCCTTCGTGGACTCGGCATCGCGCCCGCGCAGCGCGGCCAACTCGGCCACCTCGTACAACCACACGCCCTGCAGCTGCTGGTACACGTCCTTCGTCCGTAGGTCGATGGTGGTGTCCGAGAACCACGTGGGGTCCTCGACCAGCGCGCGGAACAGGCTGGACTTCTTCACGCCTTGGCCGCCGACCAGAATCAGCGTTGTGTCAAGCTGGCACCCGGGCCGGTAGATGCGGGCGACTGCCCCTGTCATGAACTTCCGGCCCATCGCCGCATGCAGCTGGGTGTCCGCGGCGTCGGCGTACACGTGCAGCATCGTGTCGAGGCGCGGCACGCCATCCCACACCAGGTGATTCAACCAGTCGCGCACCGGATGGTACGGGTGCTGGTTCGCCACGTAGGCGATCATCTCGCGGCACCGCTCGGTCGACACGTGCAGGTCGTACAGAGCCTGTACCTGTAGGTTGATGGCAGTCTCGGTCGCGTCGGTCAGCGGCTGTCCATTCCACGTGATC